TTCAAGGAGTTAAACTTCCAGGTGGAGTAGAACTTAATGGTAGGCAAATGTATGATGACGCTCAAAAAGATCTAGAGAGCATTATGGAAAAAATGTCTAATACTTATGAACTTCCACCTCTTGATATGATCGGTTGATATCATGGCACTAAATCCATTCTTTCTTCAAGGTTCTCCATCAGAACAAAATCTGATTCAGGACTTAATCAATGAACAACTCCGAATGTATGGAGTTGAAGTTCATTATATGCCTAGAAAATATGTCACAGAAAAGACTGTGCTTAGAGAAGTTATTGAGTCCGCTTTTGATGAGGCTCACCCAATTGAAGCATATGTAGAAAACTTTGAGGGATATGGAGATCAAACAACAATTTTATCTAAATTTGGAATTCAATCAACTCAAGAAATAACTCTTACTATTTCAAAAGAAAGATTCGAGTCTTATATTTCTCCTATATTGAAAGGGAAGGAAAATATAAAACTCAGCAATAGACCAAAAGAAGGTGATTTAATTTATTTTCCATTGGGAGATAGATTATTTGAAATTAAGTTTGTAGAGCATGAAAAACCTTTTTATCAATTGAAGAAAGGTTATGTTTATACTCTGACTTGTGAACTCTTCAGGTATGGAAATGAAATTATTGATACCAATGTAACCAATGCATTGTTTGCTGGATCAACTATCGACAATATTGATGATTCTATCGAAGGATCTCTAGGTGGCGATGGAGATGGTAGTGGTGGAGATGCTATGACAACTCTGCTCAGTGTTGTTGGAGTTGGAACAACTGCAATAGCAACCCTCGGATATATTTCTAATGGTGGAATTAGATCTATTAACGTTTCAAATCGTGGTGGTGGATATACTTTTAATCCAAGGGTTGCTATTAGTAGTGCTCCGTCATCAGGAATTACAGGTGTAGCGACAGCGACAAGAATAACTGGTATTGTTGCATGCGAATTAAACGCAAATCCTGTTGCACAATCTATTCAAAGTGTAAACATTACTAATCCAGGTGCTGGTTATACAGTTGCACCTGAAATAAGATTTGTTGGTGATGGATCTGGCGCAGCCGCAGTAGCAACTATTGGTAATGGAGTTGTTGGTATTGTTACAATCACTGGTGGCGGTTCTGGATATACAATCGCAACAGCACCACCAGTTACATTTAGTGGAAGTTCTACAGTATCTGCAGCTGCAACGGTTGTTGTTAGTGCTGCAGGAACAATCAGTCACATTTATATTACTAATGCTGGTTTGGGTTACACCGAAATCCCAACAATTACGCTTGGACCACCAAATCAAACTGGAAGTGGGATATTTGAGAAAAATGAAGTTGTCACAGGATCTATTTCTGGATCCACAGCAAGAGTTCTTAATTGGATTGCCGATGGAGGAAAACTGGAAGTCTACAGACCAGACGGAGACTTCGTTGTTGGGGAACAAATTGTTGGAGCAGCTTCTTCCGCAAGTTACAAACTTTCTTCAGCATCATATACAGAAACTGGATTTACTGCGAATGAAGAGATAGAGGGTGAGGCAGATAACATCATCGACTTTAGTGAGATAAATCCATTCGGTATGCCATAGACCATAAATAGTAATTAAACAAAGAACCAATCCAATGTTTGAATATTTTTATAACGAAATTTTTAGAAGGACCATTATATCATTCGGTTCTCTGTTTAATGCTATTGAAATTAAACAGGAAGATTCTTCGGGAAATTCCACTAATCAATTTAGAGTTCCTTTGGCATATGGGCCTACGCAAAAATTCTTAGCGAGAGTTACTCAGCAACCAGACTTAAACAAGTCAGTTTCTCTTTCGTTGCCGAGAATGTCATTTGAGTTTATTGGACTTACTTATGACCCATCAAGAAAAGTAACTCAAACCCAAAAGTTTACTAAAGGTCTTGCATCTGCCAAGTCTAATATTCAAAGTTCGTACATGCCTGTTCCATACAACATGCAGTTTGAACTGGCAATTATGACCAAGTTAAATGATGATATGCTCCAAATAATTGAACAAATCTTACCCTACTTTCAACCTGCATATACTATGTCGGTCAATCTGGTAGAATCGATTGGTGAAAAGAGAGACATTCCTATCATTCTAGAGAGTATTGATATGAATGATGATTATGAAGGTGACTTTTCCGCAAGAAGGGCTCTTGTTTATACTTTAAGGTTTAGTGCAAAAACTTATCTGTTTGGTCCAATTACGACTGCAAGTTCCGATATTATCAGAAAGATCAGTATTGGATATGTTTCAGGATCTACTGGAGCAGGAGTTCCCCAAAGAGATCTTACATATGCCGTTGAACCAAGAGCAATCAAAAATTATACAGGATCAGTTCTCACTTCACTAGATCAAGATATCGAGTTAGGAGATGTCATATTCAAAGTTGCAGATCCCTCTACAATTACCAAAAATACATACGTGGAATTAGATGGAGAGGAACTATATGTTCTCGATGTTCTCACTGACAGTATTAAGGTTAGAAGGGGTGAAGATAATACAACTGCCACTAAGCATGTTAAAGGAGAATCGATTAAGTCAATTACGAATACAGATGATAACCTAATTCAAGACGGAGACGATTTTGGGTTCAGTGTATCGGTGTAGGTTTAGTATAAGTTATTGATAGAAAATGAAAATGACTAAAAATTTTGATGAACTAAATGAAACTTTTGATGTTTCTGCAGACATCGTTTCTGCAGAACCAATAAAAGAAGAAAAAAAGAATCTTCAAACTTCTTCTCCAGAGGATGTAAAAAAAGATTATGAATATACCAGAGGTAATTTATATTCCATAATAGAAAAAGGTCAGGAAGCTATTAATGGAATTCTTGAGTTGGCTCAGGAAAGTGAGATGCCTAGAGCATATGAAGTTGCTGGTCAATTGATTAAAAATGTTGCAGACGCAACTGATAAGTTGATGGAACTGCAGAAGAAACTCAAAGACGTTGAAGAAGAAACTCAAACAAGAGGACCAACTAATGTAACCAATGCATTGTTTGTTGGATCAACAGCAGAACTATCAAAAATTTTAAAGAAAACAAATACAGACAAAGAAGAAACTAAATAGTTAAAAAAGGATCATGGCCGTAAATCCTGTCGTTAACATAAATATTTCTCAAGGTTTTGACTTTGAGGAAACTTTTACCTCTACTGAGATTGATGGTTCTTCATCAAACTTAGCGGGATATAGTGGGGCGGCCAAGATAAAGAAACATTTTAGTTCTACCACATCCACTCCATTTTCAGTAACAATAACAGGATCAACAGGAGAAGTTTCTATTGCAATGACCAGTGGAGTTACTGTCGGATTAGATCCTGGCAGATATCAATATGACATTCGTTTAGTATCATCTTCTGGACAAGTATCAAAATTAGTTGAAGGGATGGCTTTGGTTGAAGCAGGCATTACTACAGGTTAATTATGACAGTAGTTAGAAAAGTTACACCAAGTAGTTCGGTAGTAAAAAAATCACGAATAAAACCGAAAGTTCAATCATTTCGCAGCCCATCTTCCATTCTAGAGATGGGTGACACTTCTTTTGGAACTCTTGATGCATCAAAAGATGGTTTTTTGTTAAGTTTTGATAGTAATGCAGATAAATTTGTTTTAACAAATCCAAATATACAACTTGAAGCAGTTGCTGGTACTGGGGATATTAACGATACATTTGTTCAACAATTAGAACAAGAATTGGATTTTGGTCAAATTCAGGCAGGAGATATTGATGCTGGAGGTTTCTAATGCCTAGAAATTTTAGAGATCTTTCAGATTTATCGTCAACTCTAAATCAAAGTCAAAATAAAAAAGTTCTTAGATATTCACATAGTCTTGGGAAATTTGAATTGGTTGAATTTAATACAGTTCTAGAACTTGCGGCCAATGATATTAATGAAGAATTTATTACTCAGTTAGAACAAGAAATAGATGTTGAAGGCCAAGACATAACGAATTTTAATTATGATGCGGGTTCGTTTTAACTAAATAATAAAAACAATAATGTGTAGAACAGATGGCGGCTCCCGTAATTCAGTTTAAGAGAGGCCTCCTCGCAAATCTCCCTGGTCTCAGGGTAGGTGAACCCGGCTTTACTACCGATGCTTATGATCTTTACGTTGGCATCGATTCCACAACTAATAATAACCAATTCGTAGGATCTGGAAGATATTGGTCAGTTAATACCAACACTGTTGGTAGTGGCGTAAAACTTGTAGAAGGTACAGACAACGGTACGAATACCGTTACACTCAAGTCACCCAACTCCCTGGCAGCAAGTTATACGCTGACGATGCCTGCGGATGACGGTAACGCTAATGACCTTCTTACCAGTGATGGTTCTGGCGGACTGTCATTCGCTGCACCTGCCCCTTCCACTTTTACACTTGCTGCGGACTCTGGTTCTAACGATACTTTCAGTACTGGCGAAACACTAACCTTTACTGGTGGTGAAGGTATTGACACAACTGTATCTAATAATGAGATTACTATTGCCGCAGAGGATGCAACTGAAACAAATAAGGGTATTGCATCTTTTGACGGTACAGACTTCACTGTAACCTCTGGTGATGTTACTGTAAACGCAGAGAGAGTGCAGGACATTGCTGGTGCAATGTTCTCTTCCAATACAGAGACAGGTGTTACTGCTACATATCAAGATGGTGATGGAACTATTGATTTAGTAGTCTCAATCAGTACTAGTGAAGTTGCTGCTGGCACTCTTGTCACTGAGTCTGAGGGTATCGGTTCTAATGATAATGATACAACCATACCAACATCTGCTGCAGTTAAAGATTATGTTGACACAAACGTAACTGCACAAGATCTGGATATAGCTGGTGGTTCTGGGACTGGTGCTGTTGATCTCGATTCCCAGTCACTGATAATTGCTGGCACTTCTAACGAAATTGAAACTGTTGCGTCCAACCAAACTATTACGATTGGTCTTCCTAATGACGTTACGGTCTCCAATAACCTGACGGTTTCTGGTAACTTATTCGTCAATGGTTCAACTACACAGGTCAATACTACCACTACCACCATTGAAGACCAACTGCTTGATTTGGGCATGGTCGATGGTTCCGCACCATCTTCCGATCTAAACAAAGATATTGGCATTCTGCTGAACTACTATTCGGGTTCTGCTAAGAAAGCAGCAGTCTACTGGGATGATAGCGCTTCAAGAATTGTAGTTTCTGCCGATGCTTCAGAATCTTCTGGAGTTATGACCAACAATACTGG